AAATGGATTTACCTAATTTAAAACATTTAGATGTATTTTACGCAGTGCTTGATAAGTTTTACCCAGACTGGGAAAAGAGAGAGGATCATTATTATTTAACGGAAATTTCGTTTTTAATAAGGGAAGTGTTAAAAAGCCCATATACGGACGAAACACTGATTAACAACCTAAGAGTAAGCGAAGTAAAAAAATATCAAGACGAGCTAAGAAAATTATTAAATACACCTAAAGAGTTTTTAGATTGGGTTTTAGAACATAGGATGTCAGCGGATAGGCAAAAGATGTGTAAAAGCAAATATTTAAAGCCTAAACGCAAGTATAAAAAGAAAAAGTATCAACAACCGACTTTATTTTAGGGGTAGATGGTGGGGAAAATAACAGATGAGATAAAAGAGAAAATTTTGGCTGACTTTCATACGGGAGCATACACTGCGCGACAGCTTGGCGATAAATACGGTGTAAGCCACGTCACGATAATAAAAATAACAAAAGGGCTGACACCGAAAAATAAAGAAAAAGTTACCACGCTAATAGCGATAAAATCAGAGCTAGCAGAGCAAAATTACCAAGAAGTTACCAGCGTTAATGAGGTGGTAGATGAAGCGACAAAGCACCTAATCTTTTTCAAAAATGCCGCGCTACGCAATCAGAAAAAGGCAGATGAGATGCTAGAGATGTGCGACCGCATAACCGATGTAGAAGCTCATAGCAGGATCACAGCAAGGAATAAAGAAACCATTTTTGGCAAAGAGCCACAAACGATCATAAACAACACCAACGCACAGCAAAATCAAATAACTGAGATAAAACGAACGATAGTAAAGCTTGATAAATGATAATTAATTTAAAAACTGCCCCCATTTTTGAACCATTGTTAGATAGCAAAAGATACAAGGGGGCTAAGGGTGGGCGTGGTAGTGGCAAAAGCCACTTTTTCGCCGAGTGCATAATCGAAACAATGTTAATCAACCCAAACGCTAGAATTGTTTGTATAAGAGAAATACAACGATCGTTAAAATTTTCATCAAAAGCTCTAATTGAAAGTAAAATAAATAGCCTAGACGTAAGCGAATATTTTGACATAACCCTAACCGAGATCAGAGCAAAACGAGGTAGTGGATTGATAATTTTTCAAGGTATGCAAGATCACACCGCCGATAGTATAAAATCACTAGAGGGGTTTGATATTGCGTGGGTAGAAGAAGCGCAGAACCTAAGCAAGCGCAGTTTAGAACTTTTACGCCCAACTATCCGCAAAGAAAACTCCGAGCTTTGGTTTAGCTGGAACCCTGAAAACGAAACGGACGCCGTAGATAGTTTTTTTAAACAAATGCAGGATAATGGGGCGACCGATTTTATTTTGATACACGCAAATTTTAGCGATAATCCTTTTTTGCCAACCGAGCTTTTAAACGAACAAGAATACGATCGCAGATATAACCCTAGCACTTACGAGCATATATGGTTAGGTGGCTACAATACAAAGAGCGACGCGCTCATTTTCAAGGGTAAATTTAGAGTAGAAAACTTTAGCACTGATGGGCTAGGTAACCCTTATCACGGCTTAGACTTTGGCTTTGCCAATGATCCTACGGCTGCTATAAGGTGTTATATACACGATCGCAAACTTTACATAAGCCACGAAGCTGGAGCGGTAGGGCTAGAGCTTGATTATACGGCAGAGTTTTTAAAAGAGCGTATCGAAAATATACATAAATATGTAATAAGAGCCGATAACGCACGCCCTGAAAGTATAAGCTATTTAAAAAGACACGGCTTAAATATGATAACGCCAACGATAAAAGGTAAAGACAGCATAGAGGACGGCATAGAGTTTATACGTAGCTTTGAAGCAATTATAATACACGAGCGTTGCATAGAAACCGCAAGAGAATTTAGGCTATACAGCTACAAAGTCGATCCGCATAGTGGCGACATACTCCCACAAATACTAGACGAAAATAACCACTACATAGACGCATTACGCTACGCTTTAGAACCATTGATAAAAAGCAAAACTACGATTTGGGGGCATATCACAAACCGAAGCTAACCCACAAAAACGCCTTATTATTAATCAAAAATAAAAGGCGGAATAATGGGGCAAAAGATAACCGATAGCTTAGAAAACCTAGTAACGAAAATAGGGCAAATGACGGCGAATAGAGATTATACGCCACTATTAGTCACGAACACACAACTTTTAAACGCTTACAACAACGGCTGGATAGCCAAACGCTACATCAAAAAGACCATAGGCGATATGTTAAAAATGGGGCGTGAGATTGATTGGGGTGAAATAGACGAGGAGCGTAAAAAAGAGTTTTTTAACGCTTGCGGTAAACTAGAGATAGAGGGGGTTATTAAAGACCTATTATTTAACGTTTTACTATACGGAGAGGCGGCGATTTTAGCCGTAACGGACGCAGGCGAGGAAACCTATCAAACACCACTAAGTCCTGATGAAACAATTAAACAATTTATCGTTTTTGGAAAAGGAGAGTTTAAGGCTGTAAATGCCGAACATAAATTTAGCCGTCCGACTATCTACAACATTAAGGGCGTTAAAACGCATGTTAGCCGCCTTTGTATAGTGCAAGGGGGCATTAAGAGCTATGGCGTAAAACAAAGGGAAAGTATAAGCGATATAGCCACCGCCCTAGACGTGATAAAGATGTTTGACACGATCACATTAAGCGTAAGCGACTTGATCGAGGAGTGCAAAATAGATATTTATAAAATGCACGGGTATAACGAACAAATAGCAACGGGCAATGAGGACGAAATTTTAAAACGCTTAAAATTAATCAACTCAGCCAAGAGCTACACCAACGCTATCGCTATGGATATGGAGGACGACTACCTAACCAAAGAAAACAATTTAACTGGGGTAGCCGAGCTTTGGAGTAAGAGCTGTATAGTGGTAGCAGGGGCTTTAAACCGCCCTATTAGCATACTTTTCGGCGAGGGAGCTGGTGGCTTTAGTAGTGGCGAGGAGGATAATAGGGCTTATTACGAAACCATCAACGAACTACAAAACACACTACTACGCCCTGTTTATGATTTTATCGACCCTTTTATTTTAGGGGAAAATTTAGAATACGATTTTTATAGTATAGACAGCCTAAACGACAAGGAAAAAGCCGAAATTTTAAACGTAAAAAGCACCGCTTTGGGGAACCTACTAGACAAAGGCGTAATAACCGAAGCGATCATTTTAAAAGAGCTAAAAGACGAGGGCTTGATAAAAAATATCAGCGTAGAGGATATAAACGAAGCCGAACTATTAGCACAAAAGCTAGACGAGCCAGACGATGAAGCAGACACTCTCGGAACTATTTAACAAGAAACGCAATAAAGAGTTTAAGCCAGTGCAGCCTAGCAAGCGCGCAGAGGTTAAATATCGTAATGCTTTATTACTATTAATAGCCTCTTTAAAAACGGCGCTATTAAAAAGGCTTAGGGCATTTTTGTTGGGTAATCCTAGCGATGCCGAGATAATAGAGCATACAACACAAATACTAGATGGGCTAAGAAAAACCGATACGCTAAATTACGCAAAAAAACTAAGCCAAAACGTAGTTAAGGCGGCAAACCAAACAAACAAAGACCGCCTAATCCAAAACATACAAAAAGGCACAGATGTAGATATTGCCCCATTAATTAGCGATGTGACAATCAAAAATAAACTAGATGAATACATAGCCAAAAACGTAAGCCTGATAACTTCGGTTAAAAACGACTATTTAAATGATGTAGAAAAGGCAATAAGAGAGAGTTATTTAAAAAATGGTAGGGCTGAAAATTTAGCCACGATCATACACGAACGCACGGGCGTAAGTAAAAGTAGAGCTAGGCTAATAGCTAGAGATCAGACGGCAAAAATCAACGCAGAGCTAGATCAAGAACGAATGCAGGGGCTAGGCGTAAAGCTTTATATTTGGTGCACGGCTAAAGATGAGCGAGTAAGACACACCCACGCAAATATGCAAGGCGTATTGTGTCGTTTTGATGATGATAGCGTATATAGCAAGGACGGCGGCAAAACGTGGATAAAACGAGAAGCGGACAAGCCGAAATGCAAGCCCGGCGTTGATATACAATGCCGATGTTTTGCAAAAGCAATCATAGGGGTATAAATGGATTTTAAAATAAATGATGACGGCTACATAATAACAAAAGCCAAAATGGCAAGTATTGAGCCTATGGAATACCTAGGCGAGGAAATAGGACGCACAAGTGGCAAGGTGTATAAAGTTTTTAGGGACGAAAAAGAAGTTTTTAGCCCTGAAACAATTAAAAGCTTTGAGGGTAAGCCGCTAACGCTAACACACCCAGACGACGACGTAACAGCCAAGAACTGGAAAGATACGGCGATAGGGCATATTCAAAACGTGCGCCGTGAGGGTGATTTTTTGGTAGGCGACGCATATATAAACGATGAAATAGCGATCAAAATAATAAAAGAACAAGGAATAAAGGAGGTAAGTTGCGGATATGACAGCAAACTAATTGAGCGTGATGGGAAAATTTGGCAAACGAATATAAGGGGCAATCATTTGGCGGTAGTAGCCGAGGGGCGAGCTGGCAAAGATTGTAAATTAGGTGATAGCAAAAGGATAAAAATGAAATTCATAGATAAATTAAAAGGCGCTTTGACAGCAGCTAAAAAGTTTAAAGACAACGACGAAGTTGGTAAAGAGAAAGTAGAGGAAGCAAACGAGGCTAACAATGAGCTAGTTGAGCTTTTAGAGCAAGCATTAAGCGGGGCTGAGGAAGTTAGCACAAAACTAGACGAAACAACAGCAGAGCTTGAAAAAACAAAAACTGAGCTAGCAGATGTAAAGGCTAAAAACGTAAAAGATAGCGACGGTACAGACGAAAACGCAGAAATTGCTGAGCTAAAAGCTAAAGTTGAAGCGTTGGAAAAAGAAAACGCTGAGCTAAAAGCCGAAATCGAAAAGCTGAAAAACGAAGCGGCGACAACCGAAGCCGTAACAGACGCTAAAGCAAATTTTAGCCATGTAAAACTAAGCGATGCTAAGAACGCAAGGGGCGTTTATGAGGCGGTAATCCTAGATAGTAAAGCATTTGAGGCTAACGAGCTTAAAAAGCTAAGCGATAGCGAGATTAGGGCTATTTATATGGGTATGCGTGTAAATGCTAAAAACAAAGACAACAGCGGTAGCGTGTTGGATAAATTTTATGACGCTAAGTCTAATAAAATCGATTTAAATAAAAAATTTGGAGGTAAATAATGGGCTATTTAGATAAAAGAGCTTTTGCAGGACAAGTAGCTAGAGCAGGCGAAAGCGCAGTCGTAGCGCTAGCTTATGTAAATAACGATACTGAGGTAATCCCTTTTGGCGTATTTGTAACTAGCAAAGACGGCGGCGTAGCAAAAATAAGCAAAGCAACCGATCAGATTATGGGTGTTAGCCTTAAAATGGGAATAAAAGGTGAAAACAAACCAGGCGAGGTTATGAGCGTTTTATCAATCTCTTATGGTAGCGAAGTATGGGTGCAAGGCAAAGAGGGTCACGGCTTAGCGGTTGGCGACACTATCCAAGTAGAGGCAACAGCAGGAGCAGACGCTGGCAAAGTAGCAAAAGCGGCAACGCTAGCAACAACAGCGGCGAAAGATAAATTTTACGTTACCGAAGTAAGCGGCGACTTAGTAAAACTAATGAGAAAGGAATAAT